GCGTGATATGTTTAAACAACATATCACGCATTTTATTGAAACCGCACGCCGCGGTAGAACTTTGCACTGACCATTTTAGAGTAATTGCGCATGATTCTTCCGAACATGTGCAGCGATTCTATTGGCCTATGCCTAGATTTTGCAGCGATTGGCGTTCTTTTCGAGACGGTGTGTACTATTTGTACTCATTCACGCAGTCTTATTTCGAACCCGCCCTTAAAGGCAGTCGTGGTTACTACACCACGCATGCGAGCATTTTGCCCGCATACTACTATGACAGTAGGTTTCACGTCTTAGACGTGAAATTCAAAATTTTTGACGCTTTTTAATATATGAATAAAGCAGTTACCGGGTACACCCCGGTAATGTGAATCACTATGCCCTCTACCTATGTGGAGGATTTAGCATATTGTACGCGGCCCTAAGCGGGGCGCGTTTGTATTTTGTTACAGGTACTTTTCACAATTGTGGAAGAACAGGAACCTGCTGGAGGTGCGAAGCCTTCCTTACTGAGCTATTATGCTCTTTATCAAATGTCTTCATTGACGACGGTTAAGTCTGGGACTTGACCGGTGCGCGTACTAGACGTACTCCCCGCGCCACCCGGAAGGGTGAACATTGTACAGAGAAGGGGCAGGCGGTGTATTCCGTCAGACCTCAGCATTTTGCGGTCACCGATGAATTTCGAGTGGCCGTAATAAGCACCGCACCGCGGTTACGGTATTTGGAGCCTGGTGCCCTGACTTTTGAAGCATTGTAAAGATTGACCTCCCGTGGAAGGAGTAAGAGCTTTGCCGTGTGTATATATTGGCAGTAATCACCTGGTGCTAGTTAGTGGATAAACTAGTGACCCCAGATCAACATTTCTCCGAGAGTTGTAGTCTAAGCTGCAGTCACTGCCTCCCAAGGGGGGTAAGGCTGCGAGCGAATGCTGTAATGCTGACTACCAAGTAAGAGACGTGTGAAGACCTCGCGCAAACCATGACCCAAAAGAGACCGAAAGGATTTTTGTAAGTCACTGATGAAAGTGTTCTGCTCTGCAGTTCGGAATATCAGTAAAGTGGTAAACGCCGGGTAAACGAAGCAATTATGATGACCCATTCTAACCCTTCTTCCACACCCCCCCCCAGTACGCGCCCGCCCCTCAGTGGCCGGCAAGCGTGCGAACTCATTCTCGCCATCCGGGCGCGCATGAGAATCACCTACCCAGAGTGGGATTTGCCTGCAGATTTCGACCATCGTGTCCTTTCCGCAGCCTCCCATTTCACCCCTCAGGACCTCGACGTCAACTGGTTCGATGAGTTCCTTGGCCAAGCCAAGACACTCCTCTCGTCCCTGGACATCGATGGAACTGACATCCTCGAGAAAGTGGAGCATTGTGCCGTGTTCGCATGGCAGATCAGCAAGGCCACTTCTCTCGTCGATTACACGTGCGCTCTTTCCTCCCTTTTGAGCAGCATGTTCGGCACGAGCCTTTCCCGCCTCGCCACTAAGGTGTTTGCGAATCGGCTCATGGATATTTTCGAGGCCTTCACCCTCGAGGATCCCTCCCTCGACCATCATTCCGAGCAAAGCATGATCGAGTTTCACAGCCAGAGTGCTGAGGAATTCTTCATGAGCGTCCGCGAGCGCTTTGACTTTTTCTCGGACCTTGGGGACCTCCCTATCATGGGGAAGGTCTACAAGCTCCTCCTTCACGTTCTTAGTAGCTCTCTCCTTGAGCCCCTCGGCGTGTCCTTTGACGCGCTTGGGTATACGAAGTTCGAGGCGGAGGCCATTCGGCGCTCTCATGGCTCCAAGATGGGTTTTTGGCACAGTCTTTTCGACGCCGTTTCCCTGTTTTGTGTCATGATGACCAAGGCCGTCAAGCAGGGCAGCTGGCAACCCTTCTTGCACAACGCCACCACCTATGAAGCGTGGTGCCTCGAGGCTCAAGAGCTAATGCTCCAAGAGAAGTCGCTGGCCAACCCCGACGCGGTGGGCTTTAGTTATTTCGACTTCCGACAGCGCCTGGACGATGCCATCGAGAACGGAGCTGCCATCCTCCGTCACATCCCGACCAACAAGCGCCGCGAGTTTGACGTCGTACGCAAGATTTGCTCGGACCTGCGTTACATGAAGGACCGCTGCCTCACGAAGCGAGCCGCCCAGGCCTCACGAGCCGCCCCTTTCGGCATCCTCGTTGCTGGTGGTTCTAGTATTGGCAAGTCTAACTTCTGCGAGATCCTTTTCGCGTTCTACGGAGCACTTTTCGGACATCCTACCTCGTCGGAGTTCAAGTACACGCGCAACTTCAACGATGATTTCTGGAGCGGTTTTACTACCTCCAAGTGGTGCATTGTGCTTGACGACATCGCCGCGCTTTCGACACGTTTCACCACGCCTGAGCCGACGATCAAGGAGGTAATCCAAGTTCTCAACAACACCGCCTTCGTCCCCGCACAAGCCGCTCTTGAGGACAAGGGTATCGTCCCTGTACTCGCGAAGCTCGTTATCGGTACGACTAACACGCCGGACATGAACGCCTCCAGCAACTACTGCTGCCCATTGGCCATCCAGCGTCGTCTGCCCTTCGTTGTCAAGCTGCGCCCCAAGCTCTGCTATGCGCGCGACGACTCCCGCGAAATGCTGGATCCAAAGAAGCTCTCCAAGGCTTCTTCCGGCACGTACGACAACTATTGGCACATCGAGGTGTCGAAGGTCGTGCAATGCGGCGAGGGCATCACCGAGCAACGTGCCAAGCACCACATCATCGGCGTTTATGATGACATCCACGACTTCCTCGTGTGGTACGCGAAAGCGTGCCATGAGCATGAGGAGCAGCAAGCCTCGTTGGCCCGTGCGCATGAAGCCATGGCGTCTATTGTGGTGTGCCAGTCGTGCTATCGCCCCCAGACCCTCTGCGTCTGTGTCCCCCTCCCCAACGGAGACAAGATTGCCCCCACGGGCATCATCCCGGTCATTGAGGAAGACGATGAGGACCCCCTGAACCCTTTCGACGGACTCCAGGCGCAGGAGCCCGACCAGGTCCATGAGAACCCCCTCTATCCGGTGTACGCCGGGGACGAGTTGGAACTCCTGGGCATGGAGAGCCAGAGTATGACTGAAGTAGGAGCACGCTTCATGTCGCTCACCTGGTCCCTATTGCTCCTTTACCAGGCCATGACCGAGTGGTGTGCCATGTGCGCGTTCGTTTTCGCGCACATGATCATCGCTTTCCTTGGTCTGCGCTCGTGGATCCTCCGCAAGCTAGCCGAACGCTTCCGCCTTTTCGTGGACGCCCAGGCCCGCGATGCGGCAGATGCTGTGCGCCGAGAAATCCGCATGTTAGGTGTAGCGATCGAGCAGAAGCTCTCGCCTCTCACCAAGCACGCTAAGGTCTTCGGAGCCACCGCTGGTATCCTTGCGATTGTCGTTAGTGCCTACAAGCTCTCCAACCATCTCAAACAGAAGAAGGAGACAGACACTACCCGCGAGACGACACTCCCGCAAGCCACCGAGCAAGCCGACATTTCCGACATCGGTGCGCGCCCCAATCCATTGAAGGAGGAGCGCATCAACGTCTGGTACAACGAGGTGCAACATGTCACGCCTTTCGACGTGGCACAAGGCAGCGCCTCATGGAAAGGCCTCCCGCAAGAGCGTGTCCGTGACATTGTTATGGGATACACTCTTCGCCTCCGCATCACGGCACCTGGTTCAGCCCGGACGACGTGTGCTCTGGCGCTAGGCAGCTGGCTTTATGCCGTCAACCTTCACGCATTGCCCAGCGAGGAGGTGGACACTTTTGTGGTGGAGATGATCTGCATGGACGCCAAGGATGGCGTCAATCGCAACATCACGTTCCCCCTGGCGCAGACGGAGATTTATCGCTTCCCGTCACGAGACCTCGCGATCTTCGTGACCAAGGCGCTTCCTCCTAAGTCCAGCGTGCGGAACATTCTCGTGCGACCGACCTTCACGGGGCGGTACACGGGCACCTACTACACACGCGCCAAGGAGGGCCATGTGCTGCAAAACGAAGTGCGCAGTATTTCGCCCGCGCGCTACGTCTGGAACGACAACGACCCGACCCCGGTTTGGGCTGGCATTTCGACCACGCTCACTGTCAACGGCGATTGCGGTTCCCCGCTTGTCGTCTTTGCACCAACCGGTCCAGTCGTCTTGGGCATTCACGCCGCTGGCAACGCTTTGCAAGCCGTCATCTGTACTCCTATTCACACGGAGGACATCGATCAGGCGATGCAGCACTTTGGCGGTTTCTTCATGCAGTCAGGCGAGCCCATGCTCAACAGCACTACTGCACCCATCCGCGCGTTAATTCCCGTGGACAAGAAGTGCCCCCTGCGCTATATTCAACAAGGCACGGCGAACGTGTACGGCTCTCTCACGGGCCCACGTGCACGCCCAAAGTCTTGTGTGGTGCGGACTGCCATGGCCGACGCTGCTGAACGCGCCGGCTACGTTCAGCGCTACGGCCCCCCCGTCCTTTCGGGTTGGGAGCCCTGGCGCCTCGCGTATCAGGACATGCTCAACATTCCCACTGCCTTCCGCTCCGACATCTTGCGCGCAGCCACGCGCGCTTTTTCGGCGGACATTCTCGGACTGCTCCACCCCGAGGACCTGGCAGAGGTGATGGTTTATGACGTGTTCACCGCCGTCAACGGTGCCCCAGGCGTCGCTTACGTCGACAAGCTCCAGCGCAACACCAGCATGGGTTTCCCGTGGAACCGCTCAAAGAAGTTCTACCTTGAGGCCATCCTGCCGGCTCACGGCGTCCCCGATCCAGTTGAGATCTCTCAAGAGGTGCTGCAACGCACGCAGATCATCCTGGACAAGTACGCTGCTGGAGAACGCGCCATGCCCGTTTTCAAAGGTCACCTCAAGGACGAGCCCACCTCGTTCAAGAAGATTCAGGCTAAGAAGACCCGGCTTTTCGGTGGAGCCCCTGTGGACTGGGCCCTTGCCGTGCGAATGTATCTGTTGTCGTTCATTCGGCTCGCGCAGAACAACCGCTTCATCTTCGAGTCCGCCCCAGGCACCGTCGCGCAATCGTCCGAGTGGGGAGAGATCCGCTCGTACCTTACGCACTTCGGCACCGACCGCATCGTTGCGGGCGATTACAAAGCCTTCGACAAAACTATGCCGCCCGAATTTATTTTGGCGGCGTTTGAGATCATCATTGACGTATGCCGCGCCGCGGGTTTTTCCGAGGAGCAGCTTCGCGTCATTTGGGGCATTGGCACTGACACCGCCTACCCCCTCTATGACCTCAACGGCGACCTTGTCGAGTTCTACGGATCAGAACCATCGGGCCACAACCTGACGGTAATCATCAACGGACTCGTCAATTGTCTGTACATGCGCTACACCTACATCGTCCTCAACCCTGAGCACGAGGCCACTTCGTTCAAGGACAACGTGCACCTCATGACTTACGGCGACGACAACGTGCTTGGCGTGTCGCGCACCGCGAGCTGGTTCGACCACACAACTATCCAGAAAGTGTTGGCGGACCATGGCGTGACCTACACCATGGCAGACAAGGAGGCCCAATCGGTCCCGTACATCAAAATCCAGGACGTCTCCTTCCTCAAGCGCACGTGGCGTTACGAGGAGGAACTTGAAGACTACTTGTGTCCCCTGGAGCACGAGTCCATCGAGAAGATGCTCATCACTTGCGTTGCATCGAAGTCAGTCAGCCGCGAATACCAAGGCATTTCAGCCATCAGTAGCGCGGTTCAGGAGTACTTCTTCTACGGCAAGGCCACGTTCATCAAGCGCTCACAGCTCCTGGAAGACATTGTCGCCCAGTCTGAGCTTGCGCATTACGTGGAGCAGAGCACCTTTCCCTCGTGGCACACCCTTGTAGAGCGGTTCAAGAGTTACGGCGCCCCCAAGCGTTGGAACGAGCAGCTAGACAAGTCTCGCAAACGGGTTGTACGACAGACCCGGGAGCCTAAAAACTCCGAAACGTCAGAGCGAAAGCCTGCCCCCCTGGAAGAGGAGGCACCGGAGGAGGACCCTGACGAGGTCTTCCTTCCTCAATCAATCGTTCAGAACATGATTCAAGAGGACCTGGCGCGCTGTGGAATGCGCCAGCGCCGTGTCGAGCCCCGAGATGGCCCGACCCTTGCAGGAGGTACCTGCGACCCCATCGCCGCGGCTAGCGATGTGGGACAATTTTTGCCGCCCCTTGTCACCGACACTCACCTCTATACGCAACAAAGCGAAGAGACCACCCCAGCGGTGGACGGAGGAACAGTATCGGAGACAACCCAGGAGACAGTGAGCTTCATGGACGAAGGTTTGAAGTACGCTACCGGTTCGGCCGCGGCGCACCCCTCGTCGGCCACGTCTGACGCGCTTACGGGCGCTGACCTGGGCAATTTCTTGGAGCGACCCGCCCAGATTGCTACGTTCACGTGGAGTCAAGCTGACACTGTTGGCACGACCCGCAGCTTTGACGTCTGGCAGCTCTTCTTCTCCAACGTCAACATCCAGCGGAAGTTCACCAACTTTGCGTGGCTCCGCTGTGATCTCAAGGTCAAGGTCATGGTGAATGCGTCGCCCTTCTATTACGGCGGGATGCTTGCGACGTATCAGCCACTTCCCAACTTCACGCCCTCCACTGTTGTTCAGGACGCAGGCACGCGGTACTTCATTCCGCTCACCCAGCGCCCCCATGCGTGGATTTATCCGCAGAACAACGAGGGTGCTGAGATGACACTGCCGTTCTTGTGGCCCAAGAACTGGATTTCCACGCTGAGCAACCAGGACTTCGTGGACATGGGCAAGCTCTCTTTCGTGAACTTCACCCAGCTTCTCAGCGCCAACGGTGCTGTTGGGTCAGGTGCCACTTTCACGATCTACGCGTGGGCGGAGAACGTGACTTTGAGCGGCCCCACTTGCGGCTTGGTCATGCAGAGCAAGGACGAGTACGGGCGCGGGCCCATCAGCGCGGTGGCGTCAGCCATCGCTGCTGCGGCCAAGAGCCTTTCGCGCATTCCGCTCATTCGACCGTATGCGACAGCAACCCAGATGGGCGCCAGTGCAGTGGCACAGGCGGCGTCCGCCCTTGGGTATTGCAACACCCCGGTCATCGAGGACACGCGCCCCGTGCGCGCAGGTTGCGGCCCTGTGTTCCCTTCGTCGGAGCAAGGCTACCCCCTCGATAAGCTCACGCTCGACCCGAAGAACGAGCTGACCATCGACCCCTCCGTCACTGGATGTGGACCTCATGATGAGCTTGCGATTTCCCACCTTGTCCAAAAGGAGTCTTATCTCTGTACGACGACGTGGACGAGCGTGCAGGCCGTGGACACGCTGCTCTTCCAGTCTGCAGTTTCGCCCATCATGTTTGACATGGACGCGGTCGCGACGGCTAAGGTGTATTTCACGCCTTCTGGTTGGGTCGGGCAACTCTTCCAGTACTGGCGCGGAGACGTGATTTTCCGTTTCCGCTTCATGGCCACACAGTACCATCGCGGCCGTGTTCGCATCGTGTACGACCCCAGTGGCAATGCCGCCCAGAATGTGAGCAACACCGCCGCGACTCAGGTGACGTGCTTCAACGAGGTCATCGATCTCACGAAGGATACCAACGTGGAGGTGCGCGTGCCCTATTCCCAGGCCCTTGCCTGGTGCCGCACGTTTGCCCCAACTGCCACGAGCCAGATTCCGTGGGACACCGGGGCTGCTGCAGTCTTCAACCACGTGAACGGCACGACGAACGGTCAGCTCATCATGCGCGTCGTCACAGCAGTCACGGGCCCCACAGCAGTGGTCAGCATCCCGATCATCGTGTCGGTTCGTGGAGCTTCCAACTTGGAGTTTGCTGCCCCCACGGACATCCAGTCCCGCTACTCCCAGTTCGTGCCTCAGTCCGAGGATGAGTACGAGCTCACGCCGTCTACGCTCGTCAGCACGGGTGGTGAAGGAGTGGAGGACGCCCATCGTTTTCTGGTCAACCACGGTGAGTGCATTTTCTCCCTGCGCCAGCTTTTGCGCCGCTACTCCTGGGTCGCCATGCTCACGCCCGACGTCCCGTCAGCCAATGCGTGGAACTACTTCCGGTACGTCTTTCATCGCTTGCCGCGTGCGTACGGCTACGACCCGGCGGGGGTCCACACCATGCGTGGCCTTTTGGTGCCAGCATCGAACTTCGCGTTCAACAACGTGGCAAACCATCCGATCACGTGGGTTTCGAGCGCCTTCATTGGCACCCGCGGCTCGGTCAACTGGTCTTTCACAACCACGGCGCCAAGTACGCAGGTGGGCAACAGCCAGCTCATGACAGTCGCCCGGCAGTCGGGCCTCGCGACGTACGGCACATCGACCAGTTCAGTCGCCGTCACGTCCGTGCCAAGTTCAGCTGCGGCCGCCTATGCGCTCGCGGCGCGTCGCACTGGCAACTCCGGCGCCATGTCCGTCGGTATTCAGCAAGTGAACGCCATGATCAATGTCGCCTGCCCCATGTACTCGGCGTACAAGTTCCAGACCACGGACAAGGCCAACATCACGGCAACCACCAGCCAGGACGACTCCGCCATTCAGGCATTCGTCGCGAGCTTCTACCAGGCCACGTCTCTGCGACTGGGCTTTGAGTGCTTCGCTGCCATCGGCACGGACTTCGGGGTGCACTTCTTCTTGAATGTGCCCACGTTTTACGTGTACTCTGGCGTCCCGGCCAACGTCCCCTAGAGGGGCACCCCTAAAAAACCTTAAAACCATTGAGCCAAAGAGATTCAGTGGATATTCCCGTATGGCGGGAGGGTTTCTACCTAGCACGGAGGTAGTTTCTAAAGCACGTAGGTGCGTTTTTCATAACTCAAGAGTTTTTGTTCATCGCACCCCACGATGAACTAGATTTACAAGACTGTAACCCCAATGGGCAGTCAGGTGAATTGAAGTTTTTAATCTCGAGCACTAGTCATAACGTTTTCCAACGCTGCATAGCCATG